GGATCTCGTTCTCCTGCACTTACCACCTCAATACTGTCAAAGTCATAAAATCCATGAGCTTTGTCTTCTCCATTATATCGGTCTAATATTCTCTGAAAATCCTGTACTCTATCACTACCCACCACCATAACAAGATTGGTGTATTTTTTGTCATAGAGTTCTGTAGCAATATGAAGAGCTGTCTTGCCTCTACTTGCTTTGATATTTTTGGCATGCTTTGGAAATATCTGATGCATGTATTTAATCTTTTGAGTCTGATTCAATGGGTTCTTTTTTGAATCTTGAGAATGACTTGGGTAGATGAAAAAGTCGGCACCTTTAGTTTTTGCAATACTCTCTACTGCAGTAATGAGCTTTTTATGCCCAACCGTAGGTGGATTAAATCTTCCAAAGGTGAATACTACTGTATCACCTCGTTTCTCTGTCATGAATTTTTGATATGTTTTCATCCTCTTACTCCAACAACAGCTGTAACTGTTCTAACTTTAGCTTTTCGTCTTTTAGGAAATGATTTCATAACTCGATTACGAGCAGTTGCTGCAAGACCTTTTGATGGTTTTTTACTGGCAGCAGCTTCCTTTAAGTTGGGTTCTTCTTCTAGATATTCTTTGAAAGTAATCATTTATCCCAAGCCTTTGCTGCTGTAAAGTTTTGATGTGCAAATTCAAGTCTATCTACCAACTTGACCGCTTTTCCTAATTTATCTATGGCTACAAAACCCTCGGGCTGTGTGACTTTATAGCCTGTACTGGTACGAACAAATGTATCCATAACACCCTTTGACTTTTCTAATTTTCGGATAATCTGATCTTTAGCGTCTACCAGTAGATTCTGCATATCAAATATTTTAACCAGTTGACTTGAATTTGACCGAAAAAACTTCATCTTGTTATCCATTGTCAATTGCTTGATTTTTTTAGTTTCTGGTCTTTTTACTTTTTCTACTTCTTTCTTATACCTATCATAAATCCAAGCAATCAATCCTGCCGTATGCATTCTAGTATTGGTAATTTTTTCGCCAGTTCTGACCTTAGTATTATTAAAGGTTTTTATAAGTATTTTTAAGTCATTATCATTAGATATTGTTGTTAAAATATCAGCTTTGAGAGTATGAAATGTTTTTCCAGCTTGTGATAAGACTTTAGTAATATTTTTAGTTTCGTCTTTGTTAAAATTGATGGTTCCAGAAGTATCTTTATAGTCCGCATTTGAGAACCAAACTCCAGCATTCCTATCCAATCCTCTAAGATTAACTGTGAAGGACGCAGACATATCTTCCATTGTGTTTCCACTATATGTTGTGTGGAAAACAATCCCCATAGTTGAAGATAATATCCGCGACGCGCTCTCCATCGGAACCGCATATACTATCGTATTCGGTTGGAAAGTAACGTACTGTTTACCATCTATAGTTTTTTTCTCTAGGTCATCCTGAGTAAACATCATGTCACCCTGAATAACATCTGTAATACCTAATTTTGACAGCTCTGTGAGTGCTACCTTTAATTTTTGGTTAAGACCAATGCCGGGATGGTTACGGTCAATGTCATCAATTGTATAGTTGATCTTCGCGTTCTTATTGAATACGCCTTTAGTACCCACAAAGAACTGACCATTTTCAGGGTTAATTCCCGCGAAGATTGCTGGGGCGCCATCCCACTTAACTGTCACGTTCACGCTGGACTTGGCTGATCCAGCTAACATATCTCGTAGGGACTGTAAAAAGTTAATCGCACCCCTCGTCCCTACTACGCCATTATTTAGAACCTCATCTTCTAGGTGCTCTAGATGAAGATTCTTTGCTTCTGTGAGGAATCCGTTGAAACTAAACATGCTTCATCCTACTAATAGTTCCTTCTAGTGATTCATATTGATTTGTTATATCTTCTGGTTCCTTTTTTTCTTCTTCTTTGGATTTTTTAGATTTACGAACAAATAATAATACTGGACTTGAATCTGATTGTGTTTTTAAATCCAGTTTTACTGAATCGGAACCAGTTTCTTCTAAATCTACAGTTATTGAAGTATCATTTCTGCCAATTTTAAATGGAAGTTTTGGTTTACAATAATAATCTGGTGGATGTAATGTGGCTTCGCCAGTTGTCTTATTACTTATACTGGTATATACATCATTACCACAACCATGAACATCTTGCCACATTTTTAAGAGTTGTTTTTGGCCCTCATCTGAACTGGCCAGTTCCTCCATCTTAGATTGCATCGTGTCCATATATTCACGTTTCAAATTCTTTTTTCTATCATCTCTTTCTTCTTTAGTAAGACCTTCTTCTTTATAATTATATTCTGGTTTTTGTAATGTTTCTTGGAGTTGTGAGTCTACATTTTTATCTCCAAGATATGCTGATCCAGCCTCACGAGCTCCAGAATTTTTCATAGTAATATTACTTGGATCTCTGTATGATTTAGCAGAAACCTTTCTCATACCACCATACTTTTTATGTACTAATTTATCTCTTTCTCTTCGTTCTTCTTTTGACATATCTTTGAATTTTTTACTTTTACCAGTTCTTTTTTCATATTCTTTTTCATATTCTTGAACTGTAGGTACTTTCACAGATGGGTCTGGATTTGGTGGTGTATAAAAGACTATCAAATCTGTTGGATCATCTTTAGGCACAATATTAAATTGTTCTGCTAATTCAGCATTTTCAAGACCCCCAGTATTACTGGCATCAGATATTTTACTACCCTTTGGAATAGTGGTTTTAATTTCATTAGACATATCTATATTTCTTTGGTCGGCAGCCTTAATACTACCCCCCAAATTACCAAAATTGCTTGAATTCTTTTCGTGTAATTCACTATTCTCTTTATAGTGTGCCCCATCTTTTGGACAAAGCAATAAAACCATACCACTTTCATTATGCTTACCAGACATATCTGCAAGGGCTTTTTCTTGTGATGAACCTCTAAGTGGAGCAGCTATTTTCTTTTCATGAATAATTCGCCACATTTCCTTTGTTGTGACATTTCCATTACCTAAAGTTTTTCTATCAAGTCCAGTAAGAACAGTATCAAAATATATCTTTTTATCTGAAGAATTTGGGTCTTCAGTATTAATTTGGATGAGATTATTTTCTGCCAGACCTCTTAAAATTTCTTCTTTTTCTTCATCCGTTTCTGCCTCCATGAACTGATCCATACTTTTTTGGACTTCTTGAGCAGTTTTTTTAGTTTCTTTGTCTTCAATTTCATTTATGCGATTAGATATTTGGTCTTTTGGGGAGGCTTGTTTAACTCCACCTAATGTTGTTGGATTATTATAACCAGCCCGAACTTTTCCCATATCCTGTTTTGGTATTGTATCTAAAACTTCTCCTGAAGATTTGATGGATTTTGATTTTTTCTTTAGTTTCTTTTTCGGTTCATCATCTTCTTTATCTTTTGTAGCAACATATGATTTTGCTTGGTCTGGTTCTGGAAATGACTGCATATTTCCAGATTGGTTCATTCCTCTGAACTTATTATTTTTTGTCTTCCAAACATCACCAGGCTTTCTAGTCACTGCCTCCAATATGTCTTTATAACTTCCCATCCCAACTCCAAAAAAGGTTATATCTTCTTCAATATTTATAATTATTTTAACCTGCTATTGGTTCTGGCGGATCAGTATCTCTTCTTAATTTTTCAGCGGTAGATACAAAGACATCGGGTGAGAGAGCATGCCAACCCTTGGTAACTCCTTCTTCCATCTTTTCGGCAAATACATTACCGTATTGGTCTTCCATAATATAGGTTGGATGACCGTCATTTCTATGAAATTTATCTGTGAGGTAAACACAATGGATCATTACACCAAGTTCTGGCATAATATAGTATTGACCGACTTCAAAGGTCAGTGCGGGGGTAAATTTCTTCTCTTGTTCTTTTCTCTGTTTACGAAAATCATCAAGACTTATAACTTTATCAATCGGCTGGTTCACCTGTAACTTTCAGTGGATAATCGTTTTCTCTAGCTATTTCCATTACCTCAAAAACTTTAGACTCTGCAATCTGATAGTCATAGATACCAGCTAATGCAGACCCAAGTTTATGTATTTCAAGTGTAATAGAATTTGCTTCGGGTTCACTCTTACTAAAAAATGTAACAAGCGACCATATAACAAATTCCATTGGAGTAAAGTCATCATTATGATAGATAACCTTAAACCTTTTTGGAGGCTTTGGTGGTTTCCTTTTCTTCCTCGGCGGCCGGTCTATAACTTCCTCATCGCTGGCCGATTTTATATGTTCCACTATACCTCTGTGTTAATAGTTAACTTTTCTGGTGCTCCTGGCAGTGGTGCTGGTGGAGGTTGTTGCTGTTGTTGCTGCTGTTTCATCATTTCCTGTTGTTGTTCATATTCAGCCCTATTAATAAAATCAGCATTAAAAGAACAACTTCGCCTCTCATAGTCGCCATCAGTTTTAAATGGATATACCGTATGAAATAAATGAGATGGAAATACAAACATATCCCCCACTTCAGGCTTATGTTTAATTATTTTACGAGTTAATCGGCCTATGCCTTCCTGACCAATAAAAACTACATTACCATCATCATCGCGGTCTGGTTTTATTGATGGTAACCAATCTGGAACCTTGAGATAATGCACCGTAGATAGAGAGCATTCTGTATGAACATGAAGTGGATTATATTCACCTTCCCATTGACTAATAATCCAACAACTTTTCATCTGAGTGAGCCATTCTATATCTTTAACTTTGTCATAATTAGATTGTGTTGCTTGTTGTGCCGTACAGTGTTTAACATATTCTCCTACAATATTCATGAAAAATTGAAATATTGTACCTCCACCATCAAGTTTATAATCCATCATCATTTGATGGGGAACTATAGGTTCATCCGCAATTTGACCTGCAAGATTGTCTCCCCAATTCTTGCGGTCTGGGTCTTGAAGTACCTTATCTGTAATTTCAAGCATTCCTTCAACAACTGCTTCTGGAAGTTTAATCTTCATCAAAACATCTGCCCAAGGCGTAAGTGCTTCCATGTCTAATTGGAAAGCACCAGCTTTTTGAATTCTGCGTTCTTGTTTTTGTTTTTGTCTTCGTTGTTGTCTATTCATAATCAAATCCTGCAAAATCTCGCTTATTAAATTTGCCGCCAGTTGCTATATCAAAAGATGGTGTGTCATCATGAGCGTTATCCTGGCCACTATCAACCAATTCATTTTGAGCTGTTTGATCCACATCAAACAATCTCATCTTACTTCTATTTATGCCGATTACAAACTTACGGTCTTTAGTTGGGTCGTTGTACCTATTTTTCAACTGTTTGACCATTATTTGTCCGAGCTCTTCCATCTGTTCTGTAGATATAATTGCAAACATAAGATCCGCCGTAGCAGGTAGTCCAAAACTCTCAGAAGTATCTTCCAACCCAACATCCGTATTGGAGTATCCGGCTCTGGTTGTCTGAGTCGCAGATACGATTGGGATCTTATTTTCCACAGCCAATCCACGCAGTTCCTCAGCAATGGATTTGATATATGTATAGGAATTGACATTCGCTCCTGTTCTAATTCTAGCAGAAGTACAAATATTTAAATAATCAACAAAAATAATATCTGGAATAAAAGACCTCTTCAAATTCAATTCATTCAGCAAAGATCTAAAATGGTTACAGTTTGCTGAAGCAGTTGGGTACTCCTTGACTATCAGTTTACCTTTAGTTGTTTTTCTTAAATTTTCAATTTTTCTATCATACATATCCTTGGATAAAGCATGTAAATCATCCACTGCAATATCCAACATATTTGCGTCAATTCTTTCTGCAATCTTCTCTTCTGCCATCTCCAATGTAATGTAAAGTACATTCTGATTTTGAGATAGACAGGATGCTGCTACATGACACATAAACAGGGATTTCCCTACTCCTGTTCCAGCAAGACAAATATTTAATGTCTTCTGAGGTAATCCTCCCTTTGTAATTTTGTTGAAGTATTCCAAGTCGAATGGAATACGCTCTTCCACGCGATGATAAAAAGCGAAACGGTCATCGCTGTCATCAAGATAATCATGACCAACATGAGGATCAAAGCTAACAGACAGGGCATCACTAAGAATATCTGGAATAGCTCCTTTATCTTGTTGATGCTTCGGATTATCCAAGATTGAGATAGATTCGACCACTGCGTTGTATATTGCCTTGTCTTGACAGAATTTTTCTGTTGTGTCCAATAACCACCCAATATCGGTGTATTCTTCTGTATTTTTAGAAATATCATTTAATAGCTCCAATGTTTCTTTGAACTCTTCTTCATTTATTTTTACCTCTTGGAGTTCAATAGAAAGGGCTTCTTTTGTGGGAAGTGAATTATATTTTATAACAAAATCACTTAATGCGTTATAAACAATTTTATCAGCATTATCTGTAAAATAATCAGTTTTTAGAAAGGGTAAAACTTTTCTGGTGTATTCTTCATTATGTAGTAGATTCTTTAGTATTGCTGATTCTGTTCTCATTCTCTGCAGTCTCCCATAGTAGTTCGATTAATGCTTCACCTAATCGTTTTTCAAAAACTTCACCCTCACCATCAGTAATATCTTTTTCTCCGATATTATGTGGTGCCATAATTATATCATATTCAAAATCACAATCAAGAGAACCATCATTATTTAACTCTGGATGTGTTTTAAAATTTTTGTATTGTACAATAACATGGGCAAAAGGCCCATCAATAACTTGAACACATATATTTTTATCATGAGGGTCATCTGGATTAGAAACTAACTGAAACCAGTTATCCTTCAGTTTGCTCTTTGATATCTTCGGTGCTAAGTTCGGCATCATTACCCCTTCCATAAGAAAATTCTTGATCCGCGGCTAATTCTATAGCATCCATAATTTGACCAGTAAAATATTTTTCT